GAGAAGTGGGGTATTGATGATCCTGTAGGTGCAATTTCTGTACATGGTACTGCTGGTATACTTGGACTACTATTAGTTCCTATCTTTAATTCAGATGCATCAATATTGATTCAAGTATTGGGTATTGGTGTTATCGGTGGATTTGTATTCATCACATCTTTAGGGATATGGTGGGTATTACATAAGACTATTGGTATTCGTGTAGGTAAAGAAGAAGAATCAGTTGGCTCTGATATGTACGAAGGTACAGGAAATGCTTATCCAGAATTTATGGATAAGTGACTTGACAAAGTAAGGTAAACAAGGTATAGTAATTAATAATGAAGGATAAATTATGGAAAATGTGACTCACCGAAAAAGTGATAAAGTCTGGGATTATGATGCGATTGATGCCCAACGTAATGAAGAATGGGGTGGCATCCATAAACTCGTAACAGACCATGCCGTAGAGAAGCGTGTAACAGCAGAAGAGATTGCTAAACGAAACTCTATATTTTACAACCACAAAGAGATTAATAAATAATGTTTAACCATTTGAACGTGGAGTTGCCCCCTATAAGCGCAACAACAACTGACGGTGTTCGTCTTTATGCAACGCCAGAGGGTAACAAGTATCCATCTATCACAACCATTCTATCAGTCCGTAATAAGTCTGGACTTGTAGCATGGCGTAAACGTGTAGGTGAAAAGACTGCAAACTACATTGCTGGTAAGGCTGCAGCTCGTGGTACTAAGGTTCACCATATGTGTGAAGATTATCTCAATAATGATAATATAGATCATCATCAGAAAGATTTTCTACCTTGGTGTTTGTTTACTCAATTACAGAAAGTTATGTCAAAAATAGATAACATCCATGCACAAGAAGCGGGACTCTATAGTGATAAATACAAGGTAGCGGGCAGAGTTGACTGTATTGCAGAGTACAATGGTGTACTGTCTATTATAGACTTCAAGACTTCAACTAAAGAACGCAATGATGAATGGAATGAAAACTATTACATCCAATGTTCAGCTTATGCAGAAATGTACGAAGAAAGAACTGGTACAGAGATAGATCAGATTGTTATTCTATGTGTAACCGAAGATGGTACTGTACAAGAGTTTGTAAAAGAGAAGTTTGATTACCTAGATGCATTGGTAGAAACTGCCACCATATGGAGAGAACAAAATGAAACACCTAGCCACAATATTGGCGGTGGTTCTGTTAATGGGTTGTCAGACCAACAGTAATACTCCCAAAGACCTAACATCGTCAAAACCAGTAGTAATAGAAACAGATCAACAACTGGCCGAAAAGTCTCAAAAAAAACCAACAGAAGATAAAAAAGATAAACCAGTGGTGGAGGGATTTATAATACAGAAACCTGTTCTTTGCGGCCCAGTTGATGTTTTCCTAGAAGGTATTGAAAGAACTTCCCAAGAAAAACCTATCGGTTTTTGGATAGATTCCCAGTATGGAAATAAAGTTATGGTGTTGCGTAATGCTGATACAGGATCGATAAGTGTTCTTGAGTTCATAAAAAATGAGTATGCTTGTTTTATCTCTGTTGGTCAACAATCACAGATGGTTCCTACTGGGCCTACGAAAAAGGGTGAAAAAATTAAATTTAAAAGGGTATTGACTTTACACTAACAACGTGGTATAAATATAATACAATTTGATGATACGATTTAAATGCTGTACTGGACGGGAGTGCAATTCTCCCCACCTCCACCAAATCCCATATACTCATATGGGGGTGAATTAGGATCGACAGGCAGAGATAGATGAGTGGAGAATTGTCGGATGACTGCGTTATTGGTCAATTTAGTAAATGCAAATGATAATATTGCATATGATGATTTCGCACTAGCTGCGTAATTAATCGGGGTTAGGTGGGTTCCTTGCAACAGAATACCCACCACTTTATTCAAAGGGGTATTGACATATAGATAAGACTATGTTATACTCTATAAATAATAAGAATTCAAGTGAAATCTTGATGAGTTTGGAAGTTCTCTAAAAACTACCATTTAAAAGTTGGAATGAGTTCAACTTATTTTGTAATGTTAAGGAAAACATTTAAATGACTACTAATACTACCCAGGCCGCTAAGGTCGAAAACGCACTTGTTAATGGTGCAGAACTAACCGCTAAACAGATTACATCACGTTATGGTGTTAAGAATGTTCGTTCGGTTATCAGTAAACTTCGTTCTGAAGGTCTTTCGATCTATCTGAACAAGCGTGTATCATCTTTTGATGGTATGTCATATATGAAGTATATGATTGGTACACCTACACGAGCAGTTGTTGCTGCTGGTTATGCGGCACTACGTTCAGCGTAATGTCTTTCGGGTGATGTCGTAATACATCCGTGTGGGGTCTATGGTTAACCCCACACTTTATTTTAACATATGGAATACATTAAATGAAAACTACTAAAACTTTTTCGCTAGAGATTGAAAATATTGCTAAAGAAAAAAGAATCTCTCATATGGAAGCCGTTCTTTGGTTTTGTAATAAACAAGGTATAGAACCAGATACAGTTGGTTCACTAATTTCTAAAAGTCTCAAAGAAAAGATTGAGGCAAACGCAAGAGATTTAAATTTTCTTCCCAGACAAGCACAACTACCAGTTTAGGAGCTATTATGTTTTTTCTACTTATTTTCCCACTATTATTTGGTGTCGTTAATGCCGATGCATTGGATTTATTTCAAAAAGAAATGGATGCCGGTGCAACATGGCATAAGGTTGACGCTCAACCCATAGACCCAAATGCAAAATCTATTCCATTACAGACTTGTGATGACAACGGTGTTTGTGAAGAACCTTATGTTATCTATAAGTTAAAGTACCCGACTTTACCAGGCGATACTCCTGTGACCACTCAAGAGCTCATTCAGACTGATGAGAAATAGTCTGCTTCAGGCAGTCATTGTACTAGTCCCGACATATATCACCGCATATCTTACTGATAAGATGGTATATGTTATTCCCATGTTGGCTGCATGTTCTTTTATTGCAGCCAGTTTATCCCCCTCTAGATTAGATCGTAGAGTTGAAGAAGATGGATACAAAGAAGATGGAACCAATTGACGTTTATATAATGTATTGTGCTATGAAGGCACATTTTAGTAATACAAACTATGACTTTAATAAGTATGGTGGTAAGACTAAGGTTTCTAGAGATTCTTTCTTCAAACGTAAGGACAGACACTTCTTTGTCAAACTCTCAACAAAATATAAAACTGAAATTGAAATCAGAAACTATTATATCTCCAATTTTATAAAAGATAAAAAAGGTTACATTGCTAATTTTAGTGATTGGAACTATAAGACTTGGTTAAGTAGAAGAGAAGGTTTTTTTGAACAATTTTTAATCGAGCTTCGTCCATTCATAAAAGAATTTGAACCTCTATTTTTAGTTAAGAATTACAATCATCCAAAACTACTAAAAGAGTTTTTAGGTAGCAGAGTATCATTAGAAACTATGATAATATTGGATGAGCTAGTTGAATACGGTAATAAGTGGGATAAACAATTAAAGGACGATATTATATGGATTGATTTAAAAAAGTTGATGAAAAATTACAAAGGGTTCTTGACAATTAACAAGAACAGGTATAGAATAAAACTACTGAAACTTATAGAGGAGTCTAATTAATGGACGTTACAGTACACTTGGGAGAAAATCCTACCATTCGTGAAGAAGGGTTTTTTGAATCTAAAGTTGGTAATCTTAATAATAGGGTTAAATCTTTAGAATTTGATAACGCTGAATTGGTTAAGATGAATGAGGAGCTTCGTGAAAGAGTTACGAAAATTGCTACTCGTTTTCCTAATCAAAGAGGATATCAACCAAAAAGGAATGATCGCTTTAAGCGAGACTAAATGGTAAGCCGGCGTAGCTCAGTTGGTAGAGCATCTGATTTGTAATCAGAGGGTCATGGGTTCAAATCCTGTCGCCGGCACCATTATAAGGAGAGAAAATGAAAGTTAAATTTATAGATAAAATGGGAAGTGATCTTTCTGTAGTTAATGCTGCAAGAGTATCATTTTCAAAAACATCTGAATGGGAATCTATTCCAGAAGCAGGGCCGATGGAAGGTTTGTTGTCTAGTCAAGATGAAAAGTTAATCAACTATCTTGCAAAACATAATCATTGGAGTCCTTTTGGTCATGCATCTATGCAATTCCATGTTAAAGCTCCAATATTTGTTGCAAGACAATTAGTCAAACATCAAGTTGGTTTAGTGTGGAATGAAGTCTCTCGTAGGTACGTAGATCATGAAGTAGAATTTCATATGCCAGATGCCTGGCGTGGTCGTGCAGATGATAAAAAGCAGGGATCGTCAGATGAAGAAATCGATATCAATCCTAGAGGTTCTATGGTAGATGATTATGAACAGGTTTGTAAGAAAGCAAAGTGGACTTACGAACATCTTCTAAGTCAAGGTGTGTGTCCAGAACAAGCTCGCATGGTACTACCACAATCAATGATGACTGAATGGTACTGGAGTGGAACTCTAATGGCATTTGCTCGTGTGTGTAATCTACGATGCAAACCAGATACTCAACTGGAAACACAAATGGTTGCAAATCAAATAGATGCAATAGGAGAGAAAATGTTTCCTTATTCTTGGGCAGCTTTAACGAAATGAATAATATGGATGATATGGATAGAATGCTTGTACTAATTGACGAAATTGGTATGATGAAGAATCGGTATGAAGAGAACGCCGGTATGGGTAATCTCAACACAGCTATTAGTGTGTTAGAACGCCGAGTTGAAGAGTTGCAGAAGAATATAAGAATTTCTACTGCGGCTTCTAGTAACAGCAAAATACCAAGTCGGTATTAATCATATGAACAAGGTTATTGTTTTTGGTAATGGTGAATCAAGGTCATGGTATAAGCCTTGCCACCAACAAATAATGTCAGATGATGTTACCACTTGGGGTTGCAATGCAATATATCGTGATGGTGATGTTGACAATCTTGTCGCAATAGACTATGGTATGCAACAGGAAATTTATAATTCTGAATACCAAGATAGTCATACTTGTTGGTTTTCAGATTGGTCTATAATACCATCAGAAATAGCAGAGATGACACTTATGGGATTCGAAGGCCCTGCATTTATTCATCGTAGTAAAAATAAAACTAGCAATTGTGTAGTGCAAGGAAAAGATCCAGCGTTCATACAAGAGAAAATTGATTCATTAAAAAAAATAAATGCAAATTTAGATATTGATGATATAGAAAAGAAGTTGACAAAAGATATCGGCATTTGGATAACCTATGTTGGAGATAATGATCCTATTAATAACATAGATTTTCCTAGAGGTTGGGCCGCAGGCACTACTGCATTATATCTTGCTTGTCAACAGGGAGCAAAAGAGATTTATATGTTAGGGTTTGATTTGTCTTCACAAAATGAATTATTAAACAACATATATAAAGGAACAAGTTACTATTTACCAGCAGATGCAAAGGGATTTAATCCACAGAATTGGATAAATCAGTTGTTGGCTGTTTTTAGAGAGTTTAAAGATACTCAATTCTATTGGGTAGACCCGAAACACAATATTGGAAGTTCTACTGAAAATATTGACATAAGGTACTTGACAAAGACAGAACTTTGTGATAGACTACAAATAATATAAATTTACATATATTAACATACGATAAAACAGGAGAATACATATGTCGTTACAAGCACTAAAAAAGTCCAACTCATTGGACAAACTGCTCGGTGCAGTTCAAACCGAAAATGCCCCTCAAGAAAAGAAGTCTTATGCAGATGAACGTCTGTGGAAGCCAGTGGTAGATAAATCAGGTAATGGTTATGCCATTATTCGTTTTCTTCCTGCTGTTGAAGGTGAAGACCTTCCTTGGGCGAAAGTCTGGAACCATGCGTTTCAAGGCCCTACTGGTCAATGGTATATTGAGAACTCTCTCACTACCATAGGTCAAAATGACCCTGTATCAGAGATGAACTCTGCATACTGGAACTCTGGTGTAGAATCCGATAAGGAGATTGCACGTAAACAGAAACGTAAGTTGCAGTACTTTGCAAATATTCTGGTTGTCCAAGACAAAGCAAATCCTGCCAATGAAGGTAAAGTAATGCTCTATCGTTTTGGTAAGAAAATCTTTGATAAGTGTATGGAAGCTATGCAACCAGCATTTGAAGATGAAACTCCAGTAAATCCATTTGATTTCTGGGAAGGTGCAGAATT